AAAGAAAAATACCAATCATCAACATCAGAAGAAAAAGCCGCTAGTGAAAAATTAAAAGCTTTCGAAAAAGAAAATCAATTTGATTATAGAGAAAAACCAACTGTAATGCAAGACTTTTTGGAAGAGCCTGGTACCGGTAAATTCAAGGATCCTAAAAAACAAGAAGAGTATGATAAATTAAAAGGTGCTAAACAACAAGCTTCTGAATCCAAAAGATCTGCTGGTGCTGCGTACACTGCTGCAGAAGGTGTTACTAAAACATATGAGTTTACTGGTGGAGAACAACCTTTAAAACCAGGTGCCAAAGGTGGTATGCAGGGCAAAATAGATAACCAAATTGGGGGAATGCAGAGTGATAGCGCTAAAATTGAAGCTTTGAAGAAAAGAGGTTACACCGATAAAGATCTTGGAAGAGATGATACATTAAAGCAAAATTATATTGAGATGTCTGACGGTGCAAAATACCCAAATAAAAATTTAGGACTATATGAAGCAGTCGTTAAAAAAGAATTAGAAGCACCAACTAAAACAAAAGATGGTCAAGTTATACCAAAAGTAACTGTAGCTGGTAAACCAGCAGCAGATACCAAGGGCGCCACACCTAATTCATATGCTGCATTTGATAAGGAATTAGAAGCAGCGAACGCAGATCAAGATGCTACTGAAAAACATGCTAGAAGCCTAGATGAAATAGCCATGGCTGAAGCTAAGAAATATGGTCGGACTACACCTGACATAGGTGATAGAAGAGCTGCTCAACAAATTGCACGAAGAGAAGCACTTAAGACTGCAGGACCTAATGTTACCGAAGGTACAATTAAAGGTCTTGAGGTAACTCCTGAAGGTATGCTTAAAGGTGGAAAAGTAAGTAAAGCTGGTCAAGAAGTTACAAAAACAACTACCGAGAATACCGATATGGAGCGCGAAGCATCTCGTAGTGGGGGCAATAACAATACGATAGTTTCTAATAACGTTAGTAATAATAACACTACTAAGTTTGTACCCATGAAGCCCACTGCCAGACCAGAATATACTGGATCGGCATTAGACCGGCACGCTAACCGTATATCTGTCTACTAAAAAAATAGGGCCCTGGGGCCCTATCTTCACTTCTTATCTTTCTTGACAGAAGATTTCTTAGCTGACTTTTTAGCCTTTGTAACGACCCGGCAGCCATCTGCCGCGGTTTGTCCAGCTTTACAGGGCTTGATTACTTTTTTGCAGGTGCAGCAGCGGGTGCAGCTTTAGCATCTTTCTTCTCTTCCACCTTACAAGTCTTATCCTTAACAGGATCACACTTAGCAGCAGGTGCAGCTGCCGGGGTAGCGGCGGGCGCAGCCGCAGGAGCTGCAGGAGTAGCAGCTTGTACAGAGAAAGCCAATGAGGTAACCAAAATTGCTAGCAGTTTGTTCATAAAATACCCTTTAAAAAATAACATTAAAACGATTAATTCGCTATCATTCCGAGACCTAAGTTACTAAGGTAACGAGTATCTCGGATTAGATAAAAGCTTATCAATCACTATTCGCCAATTTAGCGAAATACGATAAAGAATCATCCTCCTCATCCATCACCGCCGCCCCGGGGGCAGGCTTAGCTGGCACCGGGCGAGGTGAATCTTCCATTAAGCTAGTATCAGCTGCACGTTGCGGGGCTGTACCGGTATTAGAAAGTACCATATCCAGCTTAGCTTTTAGTTCATCATAAGACTTAAAGTTCTTAGGATCTAAAAACTCAATCAACGAATACTGCTTACTCCAAATCTTTTCCAACTCATCATCGTTTGCAGATAACGGAGTAGAAGTCTCAAACTCAGACTTATCGTAGTTACGATAGCCCTCCACATCACGAATCTTTAACTTAAAGTTAGCACCCTTCCAGAAGTCGAAAGGATTAACCGGGGTCTCATCTTCATACTGAGGTTGCATTACATCTTTAATTTTATCAAAGATCTTTTTACCAAACTTATAAAGAAAAACTTTACCTTCGTTTTCAGGATGTGCAGGATCCTTTACCACATAGATATTAGAGGTATAACCTAACCTACGTTTTTGCTTACGCGCTACTTCTTTACTAGCTTCTGTGCCAGAGTTCCAAAGCGCGGTATTAACCTCGGATACAGGATCGGGCTTACTGAGGGTGGTGAGAGAGTTTTCGATATACCACTTACCTGATGGACCTTGAAATCCATGATTCCAGATACGTACCCAGGGGAGGTCTTCACCCTTGACCGGGGGAAGAAAGCGAATAACAGCGTAGCCATTACCCACCTTATCTACTTCTGGTTGCCAGAAGCGGTCATCTTTCTTTGATTCTTGATTCTGCGGGGTGGCAATCTTCTCCACCTCTTTCATCAATCCTGCAAATGTATCACGACCTTTTTTCATTGAATTAAAATCTAATGCCATAGTATTTTCCTTGTATAAACGTTGTATTAAAAGTATTAGCGTTGTTTTGTATAGTTATCATCATAATCATAATCTACACTTACATCACCTTCTTCATTATCTTTGCTTTGATCTTCAAGATCTTGCTCCGATAACATATTATATATGCTTTTTCGATGCTTCGCCACTGGATCGGTACCCCTGTACACTCTGCGCATCTTCTTCTCTTTATTCCAGTCCCGTTCTTTTTTCTCGTAAGCCATATTACATATAAATTATTTTTTGATTAGCCCCAAAAGTTTACTTGTAAGGTTAGCAGCCCATTGGGGTTGCGGGACATGCCAACCAATTAATGCACCTATCAATAACCAAAAAACCGTTTCTAACATATTAGTCTCTTTCGCTTTTTACTGCTATAAATGGCCATGAGGATAGCTTTGTAGCTATATCTGCCTGATGATGAGCCAACTTCATCAAATACTGCTGGGTATGTTTAACATGATCAGAAAGATGAGTGATACCCTCCTGCATAATGCATATATTTTCTTCCAGCTGCTTAAGTCTTGAACTAGTTTGATCCAATGGATCTTCGGAAAATTGCATCGTATTTTTCTTTTTTAAAACTTAAAAACGGTGAGTATTTTTTAATAATTCTAGAGGTATCGAGCCATATCAGATCATCCTTTAAGTCTACGTCAAGTTTATTTATAAAGTTATATAGCTTATTTAGGATAACTAAAGTTTCAATAGACAAAGAACCCTTAAGGTACATTTTAATAATAGGGGGATGCTGCTTATCGGTTACCTTAAATAATTCCATAAACCGAATAGAATTCTTTTCTGCATGAACAACAGCCAGATCTAGTTCTTTCTCAAACGTATAGGTCATAGATTCTACGCGCTTCTTCCAATTAACGTAGCGTTCCCTGGCATCGACATTAAATACCCCTCCCCACCTATCTCCCGAAATAAAATTAGCAACCAGAAACTCCACCACATCTTTATCGGAATAGCTTTCCGCGACTCTGGTAATAGATAATAGATCCCTACGTTTTAAAAAAGATTGCTGCGTAGCTCGCACCCTGCCCTGCTGCTTAATCACATCGTAGGCGTCGGTGGTAAAATGCAGACGTAATGCCAGATAGTGACGATACACATTAAAGGGCGTCATAGAAATCATACCGGTAGATGCCCACGTGGTTTAATCATATTTTCCTGCTCGGCTTCAATCTGTATCTTCTCACGTAATTTTTGATTAATTAGCGGACCAATACTATCAATGTCAATATCTTTTTCATTACAGTAATTAATGACTGCATCCATATAGCTGAGATCATGCTTGAGTCGCATTTCATCTATATAGATACTAAATTCATTAGGCGATCTAAATCTCTTAGTAATTATTAAAGCGTCAGTAAGTTGTTCAGTCATCATACAAAGTAAATTAAACCCAGGCAAATTGCCTGCGCTGCAAAGCCAATTCCAATAGTTACCACCATCAACATATCTTTGATTATAGCTGATCTTATAAAATAAAGCAACAGTCCCGCCCATACAAGTAGTGTAATATCCAGGGGAGGCATTTTATCAGTATGCCCGGTCATTGCAGCTATAAAGCTGGGTATAGTGGCACACATAATTACCACAATGCTAAACCAGGCAATAGTGTCTGCTGTAGCCTGAGTAAACCCCTCAAAGAATTCTATAGTAGCTTCTTTGATCATATTAATCTTTTCCATTATTTCCCCTAAGTTGATTTTTGTCGCCATAAAATATATGATGTCCTATCTGAGTTATCTTTGGTAATCCCCAATTCGGCTGCACGTAGTCTGCATGGTAGTAGTAGGCCCCCTTCAATGAGGGTAGATGAAAGTTCTCCAACAGTACTTTCTTTGCTACTTCCATGGATTCAATATAGGCTGCATTAGATTTGACCATAGGTCCATGTTCACAATACCAGGAGAATTGACATATTACTTTACCGTAAACGACATTCTTTTGGTATACAACATTACAAATATCAGAAGGCCATTTACTAGATTCAGATCTGTTAATGGTAACCTGGGCTACTCCCACCTTACCCTCAAAGGGCTCATTACCGGCTTCAAAGTAAATATTTTTAGCTAAGCAAATTAATTGCTTCTCTCTTTCGGCCATTGTGATAGGTGATGCA